AAGTTTATTAAACCTTCGGTTTCTTGATGCTGTCCCAGCCAATCGCTTCGCTCAGGGGGACAGAATAGTCCTCACTCCGTTCGGGATGGGTAGTTCATCCCTCACGCTGTTCGGGATGAGCCCGCTCACTAACCGTTCGCGGGCACCCCGCTCCGCTACCGCTCCGCGGGGTTGCAATGTTAATAGCATATTAAACACCTTAATGATGTGTATGCGATTGTTGTGTGTTTGGTTTTTTTAGTAAGGTAGATCTCACACAAAAAATTTTATAATATCATTGAATCACAGAAAAGTATTTAAAGAAGAAGCATTTTAAATAAATAAGGCCATACAAATTTAAGGTTATACAATGATCACTCGACGATTGTTGTATGGCCTTAAAAATAACGAAGTGGGAACGGGCTTTTGTATAGAAAGGGGTCTTATATAGTATAGTATATGTATGTATGTATAGTTCTTTTCTTTTGATTACTTTTCTTTTCTTAAAACGGCTCACCGAATAACTCCAATTATATTCTATATTATACATATATTTATAAATACACTTTAATTAAAGAGGAGTATGAAAACACATACAACATTAACTATTGAAGGGGATGTGATTGAAAAGGCAAAAAAAGTAGGATTGAATCTAAGTGCTGTTGCAGAAAGAGCAATAAAGGAAGCAATGACTTTAAAGAAGGTAGAAATAAACACAGAAATAAATAAATGTGAATATTGTGGTAGAGAAATGAGAAAAGCAACAAAAGAAGATTTAAATGGCCTCACATGGATATATCCTGATGAAAGATGGATATGTCTAAGATGTCTGAATATAATCTCTATAAAAGCAGTAGGACAATGATAATATATGATATAAACAGACCATGGAAAACTCTTGATCCATGGCAAAAAGAATATATATATAAAACTGATCCTAATGAAAATTCTTTTTTATTATGTGGGCGACAAGTAGGTAAAACAACGGCTATGAGCATAAAAGCAGTAAATTTATGTCTTACACACTTTAAAGAGGGAGAATATGTCTTAATTTGCTCTATAACGGAAAAACAGGCCTATCACATGCTTGCTAAGGCATTAAACTATGCAGAAACAAATTATCCTAATATGATTAAAAAAGGAAAGGATAAACCAACTATGCATAGAATAATGTTCAAAAATGGAACAGGTATTTTATGTTTTGCAGCAGGAGAAACAGGAGAAGGATTAAGAGGATATACTATCAAAAAATTAATGATAGATGAAGGATCTCGTATGAGTGAAGAATTTTTTATTGCAGTTCAACCAATGGTATCAATTATTGGGGGAAGTATGGATATTGGCTCAACACCAGCAGGTAAAAGAAATAAAGATGGAAGTGAGAAATTTTTTTATAAATGTTCAAAAGATCCAAAATTTAAGAAATTTTATGTAAGTGCGGAAGATTGTCCAAGACATACTGAGAAATTTTTAAAAGAACAAAAAGAAAGTTTATCTAAATTGGCTTATGCACAAGAATATCTCGCAATATTTACAGATGAATTAAAACGACTTTTTGATGATGAATTAATTAAAAAAATATGTGTAGAAAAAAGAAAAGAAAGAATTAATTTTAGAAATAAATATTATTTAGGATGTGATATTGCAGCATTAGGAAAAGATGAAACTACATTTGAAGTTATTGAAAAAATTAATAATAATACATTAATACATGTAGAAAATATTATTGAAAAGAGAAACTTAACAACAGATACCACGAGAAGAATTTTAAATTTAAATTCAAGTTATAATTTTAAAAAAATAGGAATTGATGATGCAGGAGTAGGTTTTGGAGTATATTCTGAATTAATGGATAATACAATGACTAAAAGAAAAACTATTGCATTAAACAACGCTTCTCGTCCTACAAATAAAGATGGAACAAGATCAAAAAAAATATTAAAAGAAGAAATGTATATAAATTTATTAAATCTAATGGAAAATAATAAAATTAAATTATTGGATGACGACGAGGTAATTGCTTCTTTACAAAGTGTTCAACATGAAGAAGGTAAGATTTTTGGCTCTTATTCTCACATTGTAGAAGGAATTATAAGAGCAGCATGGTTATCCGAAAAAGACAAAACTTTAAATATTTATGTTTTTTAATTAAAATATGACACACACAGGAATTTTTGCAACAAGTGATGAGTGTATCTTTAAAATGGGTAATGGGTATGATGCTACAAATGTTACGGAAGCAAGAATAAATGATTTATGCGCACAAGCGGAAAGTTTTATTAATGTTTTATGTCGATATAATTTCTCAGATAATTATGCAGGTTTAAATGCAGATGTTAAAAGAATATTGTCGGAAGCAGCAAGTAATTTAGTAGCAATTTATGGAGCACAATATGATGCTTCGGGATATGGATCACAAAGAGAACAAGAAAATATTATAAATATAAATTGGGCAAGATTTATTCAATGTATTGCACTATTGAAAGATCAAAAAGCCGTAACATATATGGCAGGAGCGTAAATGGCAGATACTTTATTACAAGGAGCAACACTAATAGAAAATACAACTCGAAGTCAAGGAGATGTCCCCGTAGGATGTATTCTCCCATGGCTTAAATCATTTACAGGAACACCATCTCTACCCGATCAAGGATGGATGGAGTGTGATGGCTCAATAGTTAATGATCCACTAAGTCCATTTAATGGACAAACTCTCCCAGACTTAAATGGAAATAACTACTTTTTAAGAGGAAGTGATACAAGTGGAAGCACAGGGGGAGAAAGCACTCACAAATTAACAATAACAGAAATGCCAAAACATAGTCATGAGCCACTTCTTAGTGAGTATTCTTTCGTGATAAGAAGATCAGGATCATATAATTATCAAACAGAATCAGGATCAGGATCATATAGTTCTGTTGAAATAACTACCGAAGTAGGGGGGGGCGGAGCCCACGAAAATAAACCACCATATTATGAAGTAGTATGGATAATAAGGATTAGATAAAATGGCAGATAGATTATTAACAGGAACAACATTGGTAGAAACCAAAAATACAGGAGTAGGACAAGTATGGTGTGTCCCAGGAATAGCATTTCAAACAGCAAATCCCGATACAGACCAAGTAACAAAAAACCCTGATACAGGAGATATAACCGCAGATGCAGATGGAATTGATTTAACATGTCCAATAAATATTCCAGATAGAGCAGTAATAACTAATGCAATCATTTTTGGAAATGCAGGAGCAGGGGGAGAAACATGGTATTTAAGAAGGGGAATAGTAGGAAGTCCAGGAAATGAAGAAACTATTGCAACAGAAAAGATTGGAAATGGAGATAGTTCAATCACAACCCCAACAGTAAATAATGCATCATATTATTATTGGTTTGAAACATCCTTAGATACTAATGATACAATATACTCAGCGAGAGTAACATACTCAATTTAAAATGGCACACAACTTTAAACAATTCCCTGAATTAACAAACTCACAAATGAATTTCTATTATTTTGATAGCCCACACCAACAAATAACTGAAAGTTTTGATGCAAAAGTAATTAAAGTTCATGATGGAGATACAATAAGAGTAACATGCAATTTTAGAGATTTTAATTTTCCTATAAGATTTTCAAATATTTTAGCCCCTGAATTAAATGAAGATGGGGGAGTAGAAAGTAGAAATTGGCTTGCAGAACAAATATTAGGTAAAGATGTAGAAATAGTCGTAGATTGGCAAAATAGAGTAGAAAAATGGGGAAGATTATTAGGAGAAGTAAAACATATGGGATTAGATGTAGGAGAAATGAGTATTGAAAGTGGCCATGCAATAAATTTAGATGAAGAACGAGGAAAAATTGATGATATAATCTTATTATTAGGAGATGAAGATTATTATATAGGAGAATAAAATGGCAGAAACAAAAATAGCAAGAGCAACAGCAGGAGAAGATGAACATGTAGATTTCTCAGTAAGTCAAATATCCCCTGATAATGCATCAGGAAATGGACGAACAACTTATATTAATACAAAATGCTCAACTTATTTAGGATTTTATAAACAAATTCCTGAATTAAGTTCTTCTATTGATGCAAAAGCAACATGGACAATAGGAAAAGGATTTACAGCAGATGAAGTAACAACAATGATTTTAGATACTATTAAGGGATGGGGTAAAGATACTTTTAATACAATCTTAGAAAATATGATT